TGAACAAATTGGATACATTCAAACACTCACACTTGTTGGTAGTGGTGTGACAGCAGTGGGAATAGCAAGCATTTGTGCTAGTGGTAGTGTTCAGCAAATTAGTATTCTTAATATGGGTGGTGGATATACATCACCCCCTAAAGTTGCGTTTTCCTCTGCTCCATCTGGTGGTGTAACTGCTGTTGGATTTGCATCACTTAGTTATGATTATGTTCGATGTGATGGTAAGACTGGAAAGGTCGTATCAATTAATCTCACAAATACAGGTTGTGGATATACTGTTGCTCCTATGATTACTATCAGGGGTGGAGATGGGCATGGTGCAATTGCAACTGCCGGTATTACTACTCTCACATCAGTTCAAACAATTACAATTACAAATGCAGGTTCTGGATATACATTTGGACCATCTATTACAATTTCAGATCCGCCATCAGGTCAAGCGAGTGCAGGAATTGGAACTATCAACACTGCTGGAATTGTCACTGATGCTTACATTACGAATTCTGGATTTGGATATACAGAAGCACCTACAGTCACGTTCCAAAGTCCAGGTATCAGCACAGATCTTGGTGGTACTTTCATCTTTAATGAAGTTGTCACAGGTTCTGCTAGCAGTACGACCGCAAGAGTCAAGGAATGGAATGCAGTTACCAATAAATTAGAAATCTCAATAGTATCTGGAGAACTGCAGGTCGGTGAAAATATTGTTGGTGAGGAATCAGGTGCTAAGTATATGATATTCGACACAAATACGGATGATTTAGTAACACCATATGCTGACAATGATAATATTGAAATTGAAGCAGATTCAATTATTGACTTCTCTGAAAGAAATCCATTTGGAATGCCCTAATTAAAAAATAGTTAAATAGTAGTATATTCATATACGATTGGGGATCATGTTTGAATATTTTTATAACGAGATCTTAAGATCCACCATCATTGCTTTTGGATCGTTATTTAACGACATTCAAGTAAAGCATAAAAATGATGAAGATGACGTTTGGAGTGTCATTAAAGTTCCTCTTGCCTATGGACCCACACAAAAGTTTTTAGCAAGATTAGAGCAGACACCAAACTTGAACACTCCTGTTCAAATGACTCTTCCTAGAATGTCATTCGAATTTACTGATCTCGTTTACGACCCCGAAAGAAAGGTTACCAAAACTCAGAAGTTTGTGGCAACCGATTCTAATGGATCGCAAACTAAAAGAGCATATATGCCAGTTCCCTACAATATGACATTTGAGTTGTCAGCAATGACAAAATTAAATGATGATATGCTTCAAATCACTGAACAAATTTTACCTTATTTCGCACCAGGATATACAATACCTATCAAAGTTCTTGGTGCTATCAAAGAAATTATGAACGTTCCTGTGGTTCTTGAGGGAATTACAATGGAAGATGACTATGAAGGTAATTTTGATACAAGAAGAGCACTTGTTTATACATTTAGATTTACTGCTAAAGTGAATCTGTATGGTCCAGTTAAGGATGTTTCTAGTTCTATTATTGATAAGGTTAATGTTGGATATATTAGTGGAACAAGAAATACAGTTACTGGCAGTTCTCAGACATACGAAAGAGATGTCACTTACAGCGTAACACCAAGAGCATTGAAAGATTATGATGGTGTGGTTGTTACAAATCTTGCTGCTGATATTACAGATGAGACTGAAGTTATCACTGTTGTCGATGGAAATAGTATATCAGATGGAACAGATATTTACATTGGTGAAGAATTAATGTTTGTCAGAAACATTACTGGTAATAAAATTACTGTTACTAGAGGTAAAGATCAAACTCCAAAACAAACACATGTTTCTGGAGCACCTATTTATGGTATCACTGCTAATGATGCTACCTTCATCGAAGTAGGAGATAACTTTGGATTCGATGGTGGATTTATCTGATGACAATTATGACAAAAAAATACGATAAGTTAGATGAAACATTCGATGTAGATGCAACTTCTGTAGAGATAGAAAAATCTAATGAAAAAAGAATAGAAGAAATTAGAAGTTCAAGTGAAGATATTCGTAAAGATTATGAATATACACGGGGTAACCTTTATTCAATTATTGAAAAAGGACAAGAGGCAATAAATGGTATCCTTGAACTTGCTCAAGAAAGCGAAATGCCTAGAGCATATGAGGTTGCTGGTCAATTAATTAAAAATGTATCTGATGCAACCGATAAATTAATGGATCTTCAGAAAAAACTGAAAGATGTCCAGGAGGAAAAAGAAATTAAAGGACCGACTACTGTTAATAACGCATTATTTGTTGGGTCTACCGCAGAATTACAGAAGTTATTAAAAAATAATATTAGTGATAAATAATTAAAAAAGTAAAATGGCGGCAACTCCTGAAGTAAATATTGTAATCGCACAGGGTGTCAATTTCAGTGAAGTTTTCACTTCCACTGAGACAGATGGATCAGCATCTAACCTTCAGGGTTACAGTGGTGCATCTAAAATAAAGAAGTACCCTGAGTCGCCTACATCCGAGTCATTTTCTGTTAGCATTACAGCGTCAACAGGTGAAGTTTCAATCGCCATGACGGCCGGAAAAACCGTTAAATTAAAACCCGGAAGATATTATTACGATGTTGTTTTAACATCTGGATCAGGTGTTTTGTCTAGATTAGTTCAAGGTTCAGCTATGGTAACCGCAGGCATCACAACTTAATCTCATGGCAGTAGTCAGAAAAGCACAATCTGGTGCGACAATCAAAAAGAAATCACAATTAAATGCGAAGACCCGCAGCGTAAGACAACCTTCTCGCATTGAGGAGATGAGCGATACTGCGTTTGGAACACTTGATCAAAGTAAAGATGGACTGATCGTATCATTTGACCAAGACAGTAAAACATTTGTTTTAACTACAGCAGATGCACTATTAGATAAATCGGTTGAAGATGGAGATATTAGTGATACATTTATAACTCAACTGGAAGAAGAAGTAAATGTTGATGTTCAAATTGATAGTGTCGATGGAGGTTTATTCTAATGCCTATTCGCATATCATCATTAGAAAATGTCAATTCTGCAAGTAATAAGGTTGTTCTTCAATATGATGCAGTAGATGATGAATTTAAACTCGTAGATGTGGATGATGTTCTATCCACAGCAGCTGAAGATGGTGATATATCTGATGTATTTGTGGAACAAGTTGATAGGGAAATTGACCCAAATAAACTAATTGCTAACGTAGATGGTGGGAATTTCTAAACAAATTTTATCTAAATATACATAAGGGATTAATAGAAATTTAGACTAATGTCATCACCTGTAATTCAATTTAAAAGAGGACAAGCAGCTAATGTAGGGATAGCATCCTTTAAAGCAGGTGAACCAGGATTTACTACCGATAAGTATGACTTTTATATTGGACTTGATGGCACTCATACTAATCAAAAATTCTTTGGTAGTTCTAGGTATTGGGAAAGAGAAGACGGAACTTCTGCAGCACAGTTAAAATTTGTAGATAAGGATGGAAGCAATTCCATTAATTTTCAAGCACCCAACACACTTTCAGGTATTGGTACTTGGATTTTGCCTGCATATAATGCAGGTGCTGCTAATGAAATTTTAGAGATTTCATCTGTTTCAGGTGAACAAATTACTTTAGATTGGGTTACAAATCCAGCTGATGCTTTAATAACTCTTTCTGGAGTTTCTGAAGGGGATACAGATCTTGGAACATTTACTGGTTCAACTATATCTGATAGTAGAACTGTAAAGGATGCACTTCAGGATTTAGAAACATCACTTGAAACTGTATCTGGTGGTGGATCGGGTGCAACTTCTGTTGCAGTTGCAAGCACTGATGCTAATTCAACACATTATATTACTTTTGTCGATGCAAATAACTCTTCCAAAACTCAGGAAGATATTCAAACTGATGCAGGAATTGCTTATAATCCATCCACCAATCTTTTAACACTAAGTAATCTTTCAATATCTGGAGTTGCAGTTACAGCAATTCTTGATGAAGATGATCTCACTTCAGATAGAGCCGACGCATTAGCAACTCAGCAGTCTATCAAAGCATATGTAGATAATAATAGTCCTGCCAGTTCACTT